AAAAATAAAATGATGTAAATAAAAATTATATTATCTACCTCAATATATCACTTTGGCAAATGACGTTTACAAAACAGTTCATTTTCGTTACAGTTTTTAGAACCGCATTCTTGACCAACACGTTTTCCAGATTTTAATATAGTCTTGCATAACATAATATCCGCCTTGTCTAACGCACTGTTTAAAGTGGATGATAAAACATTATTTTTCGACGTAATATTATGATGTGTAGAGCAATAACATCCAGATACACTGTAATAAGCAGGCTTTGCGCATAAATTATTTTTATTTTTACCGTTTTTAAACGTATATTCGCAAGTATGAAACTTCATACATAATTTCTCGGGTGTATTCACACCTTGACAAAATATCATTTCTTTATTTAATCGAACATGTGGTAGCAAAAAATCAAACTTTTGCCTACAGTAAGGACACTTGATTTGATTAAAAGCCAATTTATCCGTGTTTAAATAGGACATGTTTGTTTTTGCTTTCTGTTGAACAACTTCTTTATACAATGGAACAAAATTGAATGCGTGATTACACGGCAACTTGATGTTATTTTTGTCGAGCAGCATTTTTGTTATTAAACAATAATTGTTGTCTTCATCGTCTGAGTCACTATCAATATTATTTAATTCATCATAAAAATTAATATTTCCTTCCAAAATTATATTCATATATAAAGAAAATTTATAAAAACTCTTTATATATATTTAATAGAGAATGACAAAAGCTTGGGGACCATGTACGTGGTTTGTATTCCATACTTTAGCGGAAAAAATAAAAGAAGATAATTTTCCATTAATAAAAAACAGTTTGATTTCAATGATTAAGAGAATATGTAGCAATTTGCCTTGTCCTGAATGCGCTGGACACGCACAGCAAAAAATGGGAACCCTGAACGTAAATAGTATTCAAACTAAGAGAGACTTACAAATGATGTTATTATCGTTTCATAATGAAGTGAATCAGCGAGTAAAAAATCCAGTGTTTACAGAGAAACAGATGGATGATAAATATAAAACAGCAAATACGCTAAGTATAGTTCAATATTTTTTACAAACCTGGCAAAAGCCTAACCCGAACCCCAAGTTATTAACTACAAGTTTACACAAAGGTCAAGTTATTAAGGAATTTATTAGTTGGTGGAATTTAAATCATATCCACTTTTATGCTTAGACGCTTATCTGATTAGACGAATCATATGAATAAATATTTATCACAAAAATATGAATAAATATTTATCAAAAACAACAGATTACATAGTAGCTATTATTTCTCCGTTCTTGTAAACTGAACACTTGAAGCTCTGTTTTTTAGGTCTAGAACAAATAACATTATTAGATGCTTCGGCGTTAAAGAACAAGAGGTCTTTGTGGTCAGTGGAATAAAAAGCAATAAACCAAAGGATGCCGAGAACAAACCCGACCAAAGATCCTAAAGCTACCCCGCTCAATGATGTACATCCGCCCATAATTTTAGTGCCACCGTCCAATACCAATAGCGATGTAATAAACATTAAAACCGGGTAGTTAATGCCGGATATATATTGCATAGGTAGGTATAGATAGGCCAACGTAAAGGCAATAAACATGCTATTGAAGGCAGGACTGACGTATTCGTTTAAATTAAAGGGAAAGTCGATTAAATTACAAGAGGGAGGAATTAACGTCTCTGATTTAACTTTTAATGAATTCAAAATGAACAAATTGATTAATGAAGCAATTAAAACACCTCCTAAATAGACAAGACCTTTAATGTCGGAATTGAATATAGAAATCATTACCAAACAAAAGGCTAATAATATAGGAGAGATTGCTGCGAAAAAATGTAATAGATTACTAAAATTTAATTGCATACCCATTTTAATGTATATATTATCATAGTATAATATTATTCTTCAAAAATTAGGTTCAATACTTGATGAATATTTTCCACCGAGTGAAATTTGATGCTATCCAATAGGTGTTTATCCTTGTATTTATCCAGAAATGTTTTATAGTCTTTTTCGTTTTCTTTGGGGAAAATAAATTCCGTCACACCCCCTTTTAGACCGCCCAATATTTTCAAATCTAGACCACCGATTGCGGTAATATAGCCTTGTAAATTAATTTCACCTGTAATAGCAGTCGTATTCTTAATTTTTTTACCGGTAAGCAGACTATAGAGAGTACAAGTGATGGCAGTTCCCGCACTAGGTCCATCTTTTGGGACGGCTCCTTCAGGACAATGAATATGAATTCCTTGCATTTTCGTGTCTTCAAATTCTTTTAGATTTTGTTTCATAGTTTCCTTATCTACTAAAGAGGAGGCAAGTGTTTTAGCGACATTCATACTTTCTTTCATAACATCACCTTGAAGACCAGTCAGTTTTAGTTCCATAAAAGAGGTAGATGGGAAATATTTTGCCTCGATTGGGATGATACCACCCTGACCCATAGAATTTGCCCAAAGTCCATTGATAACGCCGACTGCCGAGTGACCCGGTATTTTCTTATCTAAATTTTCGTGGCGTTCATTCAAATATTTATATTTAATATCATCATTGGATAATCTAATAGGCAATTCAATGCTATCATAGTTTTTCAAGCACGACAAATTGATTTCGCCGACAATTTCGAATAACAATTCCTTAAACTTTCGAATACCAGGTTCATTGGTGTAATTTTCTATGACATAGACTATATTTTCATCCGTGATTTCAATACAGTCTTCAACCCCCATACTTTTCATTATTTCGGGCAACAAATGTTTTCTAGTAATAACCAGTTTATCTTCGATTGTTAAATGTTCAAACTTGATTCTATGAATGCGGTCTAATAATATGCGGTCTATGAGATTTACATCGTTATAAGAAAATATAAACAATGCTTTGGATAAATCAAGGTCAATCCCATTAAAATACTTGTCTTGGAAACAATCGTTTTGTGTAGAGTCAATCAAATGAGTTAATATTCCGATGATTTCCTTACCATGTTCAGTTTTACTTACCTTGTCCAATTCATCAATAAATATAATTGGATTCATACACTTGTTTTTTATCAAAATATCTGTGAACTTACCCCATTCAGAACCGACATATGTATAATTGTGTCCATTCAATGTGCTTCCATTGTCTTGTCCTCCAATCGCAATAAAAGAAAATGGCCTGGTTTCTCCATTTTCATCGATTAAACACTTAGCTAGTCCTTTTTTCGCGAACGTTGTTTTACCAGTACCAGGTGGTCCTTCAAACCCAAAACAATAACCGCCCTGCTCTCCATTTATCCATTGGGCAATAATGCGTTCGATTTGGGTTTTCGCTTTATCGTGTCCATGAACGGCGTCATTCAATGTAGAATTAACTGTATTCATATATCGGTTAATCTCCTGCCACTTTTTTTCAATAGTAGTAATATGTTCTAATATGGACTCAGTGATCGAAATGTTTGATATATTTTTTAAAACGGACAACTGTTCAACTACAATGTGATTATCTTTAAATGTCTCAATAAATGTTTTAATCTCCTCTTTCATAAATTCCATTTTTTTCCCAGAATGAGCCAATTTATGTACTTTCAGTTTGTTTTTCTTAATGAGGTTGTTAATATTACATATGTTTACAATCAAATCATTACGTTTGTCTGGCGTATAAATGAGTGTTAATGTATCAACAAAGTTGTTATTTGTGCTGTCAATATATGTTTTTTTAATTTGTTCGCATATGTTTTTGATTTGGATATTTGTAATTTTATTAATGTCAGTCTGTATAGTAAAACTGGAATCCATTTTAGATACCTTTTCCAATAATTTTTTAAAGACGCCTTTTATGCTATCCATGACAGTCAAAATCCATTCTTGTTTGTAAATACCAAATGGAATTTTTAACAATCCATCCAAATAACTTCGTGCCTTTGAGCCGGTATCATCGGTTTTGGATTTCACTTCTTTCAACTTATTCATTGCCTTTTCTTTAACCGAATCAGGCGCCTTCATCAAGCATATTTGCTGTTCAAGAGGAATCTTGCTATTATCAAAATTGGACAAAGTATTTGTATACGTAATCGTTTGTTTCATGGCCTCTTTAAAAAAACTTTTGATTTTCCATGGTAAGCTATCAAATAATAATGTTTGTTCGCTAGTATCGATATTACCATTGTTATCGTTTGATAATAAATCATACAATAAATAGGCCAAATACTGATACTCGTGTTCATCTGATTTCAATAACAATTGAATCAATGTATTTCGTTGTCCATATAAGTCGCTATTCATAAATTCCTTTACGACTTGAGACACTGGTTTTTGTTTGATAAGGACAATTTGACTAATATATCCTTGGTATTTTTTGATAAATTCATCTGTCGAATATACGAGTAATTCTTTTAATGTAATAGAATGGATAAACCGTTGGAAAGTGTTGATCTCGTAATTTGTATGAGACGGTGATTCTTTAATTAATGATTCTAATTTAGAATTCAAGTAATCATTGTCTATACAAGTGATTAACAAGTCGTCTACTAAACCAGAGGCAACAATGGTTTTTTTCTCTTTTTGGTTATGAAATGCTACTTTGATGCCATATACCTTTGCTTGAAAAGTATCATTTGTTCTACATAAATCGAAACAATCCAAGTTGGTAGATTTATCAAGAATGACAGCATCGTCAACTATTTTATTCTTTTCAATGAAACTATTTGCGACAGAAGGGCGGTCTGTTTTCCAAGGCATAATTTTAAAATGAATAGGATGAAAGTGTTTTTCCAAAATGGCATACTTATTTCTATCCCATTGGACGGTAGATAAATAATCGTCTCCGAAGGCAACATTTAATAAATCGTGCACGTTTTCCGTTCCATATAACTTAAAAGCATTATTTAGGTCGGAACGAATTGTCTCCAAATTCATTTTAATCTTAGAATAATTGGTTTTATTTTTTAGCAAAAGTCGATTGTTTGATAATTCGAGGTAGATTTTTTCTAAGATTTGTGTAGACTGGTTTAATTCATTTGCTCCAAGGATATCCAAATGCTTGTATTTCTGAATAGACAACAAAGTGCTCTGGACTAAATTATGAAAATACTGAATTTGGTCGTCTAGCAAAGCCTTTTCATCGTCATTTGGTGATATTCCCGATTTACCTGCTGCGTCACCGGTATTTTGAGGAATAACAATATTTTTCATTAATATATTTATCGATTTTAAATTTTTCATTTAAATTAATTGACGTTTTTATCGATTTTACCTAAATGTATCGCTAAACTTAATGATTTCCAAAGTGGTTTAAAAAAACAGTGTTATAGTATGTAATGGGCATACCAGCTTACTTCTCATACATTATAAAAAATTATCCAAATATAGTAAAGAAGTTTCAAAATAATTTCATAGTAAATCAGTTATATTTGGATAGTAATTCGGTAATATATGACTCGATGCGGGAAATAGAATATAGTGGGAACAATGATGAGTTCGAACGAAAACTAATTAATGCTGTATGTAAAAAGATTGAAACTTATATAGAGCAAATTTGTCCGACACATCTGGTGTATGTAGCGTTTGATGGCGTAGCGCCCGTGGCGAAATTAAACCAACAAAAAAACAGGCGTTACAAATCGTGGTTCATGGGTCAATATGATCCGTCTGACAAGCCAATGTGGGATAGCACTGCGATTACGCCCGGGACCGATTTTATGAATAAGTTAAATCTTCAAGTGCGTTATCATTTTCGCAAACCATCGTCTTTTAATGTGAATCAAGTTATCATTAGTGGGAGCGATTTTCCGGGAGAGGGTGAGCATAAAATTTTTGACCATATTCGCGAACATACCAAGGACGTGAAGAATATGAAAAGTGTTATTTATGGTCTGGATGCGGATTTAATTATGCTCACGATAAACAATCTTCAATATTGTGAAAATATGTATTTATTTCGTGAAACACCTGATTTTATAAAAAGCATTGACAATTCACTAGATCCAAATTATATGTATGTAATAGACATACCTGAATTTAAAAACCAATTGGTATTCTACTTGAATAATGATGTGTCTCCGACAACGGATGTAGAGAGTAATCGCGTATTTGACTACATATTTTTATGCTTCATGTTAGGAAACGACTTTTTACCCCATTTTCCGTCGCTTAATTTGCGAACTGGTGGTATGGATATTTTAATGGAAACGTATCGAAATGTATTGGGAACAAGTAAGAAAAACATCATCGTTGATGGAAAAATAGTGTGGAAGAACTTTCGACTGTTAATCAAGGAATTATCTGAGCACGAGGAATCGTATATTCAAGCAGATTATGCCAAGCGGAATAAACAAGAAAAGCGACCACCTCATTTTGATGAAAATGCGAGTCGATTCGACAAAGAGATGCTTCATGCTCCATCAAAAGAACGAGAAGTGGAAAAATATATTAATCCGAATGACAAATTTTGGGAATCGCGGTATTATGATATGTTGTTTGATGTAGACATAGACGATGAATGGAGGAAGAATATTAGTTTGAATTATTTGGAAGGATTGGAGTGGACATGGAAGTATTATAGTGTGGGTTGCGTAGACTGGAGATGGGCGTATAAATATCATTATCCGCCTTTGTTGAAGGATTTACTGAAATACGTGCCTTATTTTGATACAGAGTTGCTGGAACCTAGGCTACCCAATCCGGTAACAGATGTGGTTCAGCTTAGTTATGTATTGCCCAAGAAAAGTTTATATTTATTACCCAAACGAATAGAAAATAAGTTGCTACAACAATGTGGTGAAATGTATAGTACTAATTATGAGTATAAATGGGCGTATTGTAAGTATTTTTGGGAATGTCACGTGGATTTTCCTGAGATAAATCTTGGCGAACTAGAAAAGATAGTAAATGAATGAGTAAACCTTTGGAAGAATGTATACTATTCCAAAACCGCATATACTTTAGCCGTCGGCAGACCAGGCAGACACGGTAGACAAAAAATAAAATATTATATAATTCTATAGGGTCATATGTCAGAACCGGTTGATAGTAAATTATATAGTAAAATAAAGAAGCGTGTTTACAAAGAGCAACCACAACATAGTGCTTATAGAAGCGGTAAAGTAGTAAAAGAATACAAAAAACAATTTACACAAAAATACGGTGAACGAGCGAAACCATACAAGGGAACCAAGACGAAAAAACGTGGTTTGTCTAGATGGTTTGCTGAGAAATGGACGAACCAGCGAGGTGAAGTGGGATACAAGAACAAAAATGATGTGTATAGACCATCTCTACGTATTACGAAAAAAACGCCAAAAACATTTGATGAACTGACAAAAAAACAAATAAAGCGTGCCCGAAGTGAAAAATACAGAAAAGGGCGCGTGTATAGGTTCAAACAAAAGTAGGTGTTCTAAAGACATTCATATATATTGTCATATTCTATGTTACCTACCATTTCATATGTAGACATATTAGGCAGGTCTATACTGGAAATATTAGATACATTGAAACTTGAAATACCTGTTTTCATCGCATAACAGATAATATTTTTAATATTTTGGTGATTATATTGTTTTTGTAAATGAAGACTAAATCTATTGAACTCTACGTTGTTTTTATCAAGGCGGTCAATAATATATTTGAAATCATTGAATTGTAATGAACCACACGTATCAGTTAGACATATGTCATGAATTGTATTATATTTGTGATAATAATTGACAACTTCATTTACAATCATGTCGTTGTTCAATTTACCAATGATTGGACAGTAACTAAAACATGAAACATACAGTTTTATCTTTTTTTCGTCACAACTGTTATCTATGGTATTTATCATATGTGTAATATCCTCTTTAGTTTCGTGTATGGTTTTGTTATTGATTTTTTGTTGATATGGATTGGATAATGAAGTGACAAATGAATAATTGAACACGCCGTGTTTATCAGCTAATTCAACGCTTTTTATTGTGGGTGTAACTACAAATATATCAAGTGGTTTATTGGTATACATAACAGAATTTGCTTCTCTAAATAATTCCAACGAGTTAGCTAATTGTGGGATTAGTTTTGGCGAGACAAACGAACCGATTTCAATAGCATCTGGTTTTTTTTTGATTATAATATTCTCTATCATTTGTAATTTCTCAGTTACATTGTATATTTTTGAAATAGATTGAAGTCCATCGCGTAATGTAACATCGAATAGTCGCAAAGGATTATTTTTTAATACTGATGAATACATTTGTTTTGATGTTGTTATAATACACCTTTGAAGATTTAAATCCGCACAAAAACGAATATAATGAAACTATATAAACATATTTTTATTATATATAGTATCGTAATGGATAAAGATGCTAAAATTAAGGAATTGGAAGAAGAAAATACAACATTACAATTAGAACTTCAATTTACAAAAGAACATCTTAAAAAATACACAGCACCATCTAGTAGAAAACTGTATTATGAAAATAATAAAGAACAAATCTTAGAAAAAAAGAAACTAAACCCGTCTTCTCAAGAGAAGCGAAAAGAATACAATAAAATATCTTATTTGCGAAGAAAAGAAATGGACGAAATCAAAAAGAATGAGAATGTTTAGGAATAAGTGGTATTTGTAAACCTACTTAAATAAATATCTTTAGTAAGTATATAGAATGGAAAGGGCGAAAGAAAAACCACACGAGTTTTTCAAATCTACCAAAACATCTCTAAAAAGCATACTGAAACATCCTGAAATAAATACCAAGAAAATTAACGAGGTTGTTATCAAGGCACACAAAATCGTTATTCATACTTTACAATTTCTAAAAATGTATACTCTTCATCATTACCAAACACACTCACAAACCATACCTATTATTGATAAGGTTTTGATTTTGAATGTTATGAAGGTTGTTTGTGGTGAAAAACATACCAAAAAAGGAAAACCACCCAAGAAAGAAACCATGGAACTCACGACAAAACTTACATCATTCTATACAGAGCATTACAAACCGTATACACAACCAGAGCAATTGGATTATGAATATATGAGTAATGTGCTTTCTTACTTATGTGAGGATATTATGACGATGTATGAAAATAACATTCAATTACACTATGTGAATTATGTGGAACGATTTGTAAATGTTGTTTGGAAGAAGAAGATGCTGGTTGATAAGATACGGAAAATATTTCCTACCAAAAAAGAAAAGGAAGCACGAATTAGATGTTTGGAAAAGGAGTTGCGAAAGATAAAGAATGACTTACTGAATGTTGATAATGTAGATGAGAATACATCACTACCGTATTATCATAAATGGATTACCGAACAAAAGAAACACATTGTTCCAGACAAAGAAAAGTTCCAAAAACAAAGCATCTATTATGATTTGAAATGTAAACCGATGGATTATTTCCCCTGTATGATTGCGATGATGAAACAAGTTGAAAATGACGAGGAAACAATCAGTAATGTTTTTCCTTTACGAAGTAGTATTGCTCCTGGTTATATTCGGTTGGATACAATAACATTAGTATATTTGCTTTTGCGAAAAGAACAAGGAAAGAAAAGTGATTTTAGTAATCAAGGAAATACCAAGAAGCATGAAGATAAAATATGGAAGTTCTTTTTTCGCACAGAAAAGAAGGTGTTTCGTAAGACAGATTTTTCATTCCATCATATGATTTCTACTGATGGGGTAGGTGTTTCCGTATTATTTATTCGTGATGATTTAGTAGGAAAGCGATTACCAAGTGCGAAGAAATGTGTATCAAAAGAATTGTATATTGATGAACTTAATGATTACTCTGCTTTACGAGATAAAACGATTGTAGGTGTCGATCCAGGTAAAGAAGATTTGATTTATTGTGTTGACGACGCTTCCAAAGATGCGAATGTATTTCGGTATTCACAGAACCAACGGCGGAAAGAAACCAAGATGAAGAAATACAACAATATTATTTTAGGAATGAAAACACAGAAAATACAGGGGAAATCGGTAATTGAATATGAAACAGACTTATCACATTTCAACTGTAAAACACTTAACATAGACAATTTCAAAACATACATAAACGAGAAGAACAAAGTAAACAATATGTTATTTGGATTTTATGCGAAGCAACTATTTCGTAAGTTAAAGTTTGGAAGACATATCAATACCAAACGCAACGAGCAAAAGATGCTTCGTGATTTTAGGAAAATGTATGGTAATCCAGAAGAAGTTGTTATATGTATAGGAGACTGGGAACAGCGAAAACAAATGAAATACAAAGAACCCACATTAGGAAAGGGAATGAGATGTTTGCTTCGTAAAAACAAATACAAAGTATATTTGGTAGATGAGTTTAGAACCAGTTGTAAATGTTCCAAATGTGATGGAGGAGTATGTGAGAAGT